GCACTTCCAGAATATGAGGGCGATAGCGATGCCGAAGAACTTGGGCTTACAGAAGGACTCAAACTTTCACTAACTGAAGGACTTGCACTCTCAGAAGAACTTCCAGAATAGGAAGGTGATACTGAAGGTGAAACACTGTCACTTCGGCTAATACTTGGTGAAATACTAGAGCTAACTGAAACTGAAGGACTCAGAGATTCACTTACACTAGGACTCAGAGAAACACTTAGACTTTCGCTTGCTGAAGGTGATAATGAAACACTTAATGATTCACTTAAACTTTCAGATGTACTAGGGCTGACACTTGCTGATTCACTTACACTTTCAGAAGCACTAGGGCTTGAAGAAGGTGAAGCAGATAAACTTGGTGAAGATGAACCTGCATCGGTTTCCTTCATCCAGTGAGCTTTGGTAGTTGTACCCATATTTACCCAAACAATACTTCCTGAACTTGCCAGTAAGTAGTATTTAGCTCCGACTGCAAAGCCGGTGTAATCTTCAGGTACAGTTTCACCTTCTGCTTCCAGGATAGTATCGCTACTAGTTGCCGGAACAGCATTTAATGAAGTTCTATATCTTAAAATTCTATTTTCCAAATAAGGGTCTAAAGCGGTTAAAAAGTCAGTATCTCCGTCTGAGCGAACACCACTGTCAATAGCTTCTATACGAATTATCTCTTTTTGAGTTAATGCGGGTAGATCAGATTTGACTTCGAATGTTGTTGATGCCATTTTGCTCTTTCTAATAACTAAGCCCAGTGTCTAGTGTTTTACCCCTAGAACACTAGGCTCTTGTTATTTAGTTACTTACTAATTATGCAAAAGTTGCAAATAACTCGACAGCCATGTGCCTACGAGAGTCTGCTACCTTAGCACCGTATACAAAGAGGTCTTTGTATGCAGATCCGAAGTTACCAATTAGGTCTTCTTCGATATCAGCTTCTAACAGCTTCTCGGCAAATGTACACCAGTTGGTGTGACCTGCTAAGATTCTGTACCCATCGGAGTTGTTTCCGCTGAGTCTATTAGATCTGAAGATCTTCATACCGAGCAACTCTGTAACCAATCCCTTTTTGACAAGTTCTGAATAAACCTCAGGTACATGAATGGCTACGCCACTTGCACGAACTAAAGTGTTTTCAAACTCAGGTGGAACGATCATCCATCTGCCCATGTCGGGAACTGCATTGTTGTCGTATTTCTCTGCTTCATCCATTTTCTGTTTAACATCTGCAACTTTCTCTAAGAGGTTAGTTGTAGTGATAGAAACGGCTGTGCTAGCTTCGATTACATAGGAAGCCCCTACTGTTATTGCTCCACCTGTGTAGGCTGAGTCAATATCATCAAGGTCATCTTCAATTACGATACTTGTAGTATTGGTAAAGGTTTTAACTCTATACCAAGCTGAGTGACCAGTGGCTTTGAAGCCTCTGCCAACCATGCCTGAAGTGAAAGTTGTACCATCACCGGTTACTAAACCAGTGGTTACATCAACTGTAACTGTACCGGTATCATAATCTGTTCCTACACGATTACCTGCTCCAACATCAGCATAAAGACCAAGAACGAATTCGTCCATGTTCTTATTGCGTTCGTCAGCTTTTTGGGCTACGACAGTTGAATGAGGGTCTTTAATGTAAGACTTCCAGTTATCGATAGCATATTCTTTCCAGTAGAAAGACTTCAACTGATCGATTGTTAATGTTGCGTTATTCTCTAAAAGAGAATCCGCTGTTAAATTTGCTCCCGTATATGCCTTCTCAGAAATACGATCAAGATTTAAGATATTCAAAACAGAACCAACTTGGTTGATTTCGCCCTGGTAATCTCTATTGACGATAACATCAGTCAATGATCGATCATACATTTCTTTGAGAAGTCTATTCGAGAAACCCTGTGCGAGGGTTGTTGCTCTTGCTGATCCCATAGATCCTTTCAAGTAATTATTACTATTACTTACCGGCTCTATGAGGTTAGGAAGTTACACTTAAATTACACGATTTTATGGGCTTTGTCAATATATACAGTTTTATTCCTCGACTGCGATACGACCGGCTTTTAGTTCAGCAAGATATTGTTTGTAGTTTACTGTTCTAAGTCTTCGAGATTGTGAGAGAGTTAATTTTCCGTCATTTGGCTTAGGTTTGTTTGCTCCGGGAGTACCACTTGGCATCTGAGAACCTTTATTCTTTACGACTTTTTTACCTGACTCATAAAGGAATGAGGAAACTAAAACATCAAAATCTACGCCCCTTCTTGTTGGCATACTAGAGAATAGTTTGAACGCTTCTTCTTTACCTTCTAAGTCTGGGTTATTTACCAGGGTTTCAGCATCAGCCATAAAGCTATCAACTTTACCATTCCAGGCATCCATATCTTTGAAATCTTTAGTAGCTTCTCTGAGAGAACTCAACTGTTTATCATGAGCCATATTCTGTTTAGCCATGTCTTTTTCAAAGTCAGACATAGTATCCCAATCGGAATATTTAGCTGTAAGTTCTTCTTGTGTTGGTTCAACTACTTCACCGGCTTTTTCAATAGCTTCAGCCATTTTCTTATTCTTGTTATAGAGAACCTGAGCCTCTCTTGAGGAATCTTCATATCGTTTCTTAAACTTTGGGTCTTTAGGATCTTCGGGGTCTTCCTTTGGGTCTTCAGGATCTTTTGGGTCTTCTTTAGGATCTTCTTTGGGATCAATAGGATCTTCTTTTGGTTCTTCCTTAGGATCTTTAGGATCTTCCTTAGGATCTTCTGCACCAATTTCTTCCATGATTTTATCTTTAGGAGCTTCACCGGCTTTATCTAACTTCTCTAGTGAAGCATCGATGTTTTGTTGCATTTCCTCTTTAGAAGGTTGTTTATGTTTTGGCATAATTGGACTCTTTCGGAGCGTTAAATTATTTCTTAGTTACTTGTTTTGCTTTTGGTTTTGCTTTTGGTTTTAGTTTTAGAACAGAAGCGTATTTCTCTAACTGCTCACCGTTTAGATAAGAGCTTCTAGCTTTAAGAAAAGCTATATCTCCAGGAGTAAGAGCTTTTATTTCTTTTTTAACAGTTTCTACCAAAATATCTTGAAATCTTCTAATCATATATTCATCCTATTCTTTAATACTACCGCTTGTCAAGCCTTCTTGATATTACCAAGAGCGTTCTCGACCAATCTTCTAGCTTTTTTAGGAGTAAGTAAGAATGATTCTATCAACATATAGTTCTTGAGTCTTGCTTTAAGGAAGATGTGTTTTCTGTTTGAAAATATAAACCAGATCTTTTCCGGCGTATCTACTAACTCTTCTTCGACAGCATATTTCATGTTTTGAATACTATCAAGCATTATTGCGGGAGTAATCATTCCCTGCTTCAAGCCTTCTAACATCTGAGCGTATGTGTCTTTCTCAGTTGGGTTTAAGTCGTCATATTTCAATCCGACTCTTTTGAGTATGTCGTCCATAATTCCTTTCCTATTCGTATACTACTGTTATATTTGATGCTTGTGTAGTTTCCCGATCAGTACATCTATATCATTAGGCATTAAGCTCCTTGTAGTGTTTGCAATCTGTTTACCGCCTCACCCTGCAAAGGATTTGGTGGTGTTTTGGTTGGTTCTGCTTGTGGTTGTCCTTGAGGAGTTACAGGTAATGCTTGATTTTGACCAAGACCGGCTTGTGCGAATTGTTCTTGTTTTCTTCGCTCATAATCCATGACCTGATTGTTCTCTTCTGGAGTAAGATCAGCAAACTCTAATAATTTTCTCTTGTAGATTTCGTCTAGCTTAGGATTATCTGGCATTGTTGTCTTAGCCAAGTTCATCTTCTGTAGTGAATCTGTAGTTTGAGAGTTCTTCTCTTCTTGAGTCCAGATCTTACATCTGTAGCCAGATTTAGTCATCCAATCTTTAGGATAGATTTCTCTACCATAGAGATCGTTAGTGTTTTTACCCTTCTTCCAAATCTTAACCATGTCTAGTTTGTCAGCACCGGCTTCAATTAGCTTATCAAAAATTAAACCTCTACGCTTCCAAGCAGGTGTATAGAATTTACTCATTCCTTTAGTTCTCTCTTTGGCTTCACCTAGAGCAAGTTCTACTTCTCCTAGAGTGACTGACTTAGTCTGAACATTACCCTGTTGGGTAGCTGTAGCACCGGTAGCTTTTTCTACCATTTGAATCATGTACTGCATTGTTTCAATGTTGCCAGCTAGTTGAGGGATATCTACTCTCTGTAGAAGATCTTTAGGATTACCTGGAACTCCATAGAATCCGAATGGTCTAGCTTGATAAGTGTTTGGGTTAAACCCATTCTTAGCATTATAGAAAGTCATTCCGAAGTTACGAAGCGTTCTATTTTCTGCTTCTTGTGACATAAAGACATTGAGAAGTTTATTTGGTTGTCTGACAATATCACCGATACCATCTGACCAGAAATCTTGTCGTTCTACATCATCACCCCAAGTAACATAGTTATAGTGGCTTCTCCAGAAGTTGTCTTTGGTCTTACCAATTACTTCTTCAAGAGGTTTCTTCATTAAGACTTCACGATCATCAGCCTCAACATACATATAAATCTGCTCTTCTTCATCGTC